GGGGACGCCGGGGATCCGGTCCGGGTTGGCCTTGGACACGGTCCAGGCCATGGCGGATCGGAAGTGGACGCCGGGAACGTGGCCGTTGCCGCAGGTGCACAGGTCGTTGAGCAGGGACCGCATCCGGCCGTGCCGCTTGGTCAGCACCTGGTAGGTGTGCTGCGGCGTCAACGCCATGATCGCGAAGGTGCGGGCGATGTACTCGTCGGGGATGTCCTTGTGGAACAGGTCGGACATCGAGTTGACGAAGACGCGCTTCGGCTTCCGCCAGCGCAGCGGCAGCGTCAGCCGCTCGGGGCGGAGGGTGACGTCGAAGCCGGTCTCGAAGTGGTGGCCGGGGATGCCCCGCCACCGCTCGGCGAACGTCTCGGCGTAGCAGTTGTCACAGCCGGGCGAGACCTTCTCGCATCCGGTGACGACGTTCCAGGTAGCGTCCGTCCATTCGATCTTGCTGGTGGTAGCCATCAGGCGGCTTCTCCTTCGCGGTGCTGGGTGTGGGTGGGCAGTTGAACCACGGCGGCCGGCTCGCACTGCGGGCAGGTGCAGCGGCCGTGCGTCGGGGTGGGGCCGGTGGCGGTAGTACCGATGGGCCAGCCGCCGGTGTGGGCGATCCGGTAGCCGGGCTCGACGGGGGCCGCGGCGACCGGGGCCGGCTTCGGGGTGGCGGTGCGGCCGGTGAGGAACTGGAAGTACTCGCGGAGGCTTCCGTCCGCCCGCATCGCGGCGATGTCTTCGAGAGTCGGCTCGGTCATCAGGCAACCGCCATGTCCACGAAGCGGGAGTAATGACCTTGGAAGGCGACGGTGATCGTCGCGGTTGGGCCGCCGCGATGCTTGCCGACGATCAGGTCGGCCTCGCCGGCGCGCGGGGACTCCTTCTCGTAGGCATCCTCACGGTGCAGCAGGATCACCATGTCGGCGTCCTGCTCGATGGCGCCGGATTCGCGCAGGTCGGACACCATGGGCTTCTTCTCGGTGCGCTGTTCGGGTCCGCGGTTGAGCTGGCACAGGACGATGACGGTGATCCCGAAGTCCTTGGCGATCAGCTTGAGGTTGCGGGAGATCTCGGCGACGGCCTGCTGCCGGTTCTCCGCTCGCGGCGCCTGCATCAACTGCAGGTAGTCGACGATCACCAGGCGGAGGCCTTTGGTGCGGACGAGGTTGCGGACCCGGCCGCGGAGGATGGGCAGGGACAGCAGCGCTCCGTCGTTGATCCACAGGGGTGCGGCGGCGATGTCGGGGGCGCGGCGGGCGGCCCGCTTCATGTCGTCGTCGGTGGCGATGCCCTGCTTGAGGTGGTGGTGAGCGATGCGGGCTTCGGCGGACAGGATCCGGTCGGAGAGTTCCGCCTGCGACATTTCCAGCGACTCGAACAGGGTGGGGATCTTGTAGCGGATGGCGGAGGCTCGGGCGAAGTCCTGGGCGATCGTCGACTTGCCCATGGCGGGCCGGGCGCCGACGACGACGAGCTGGCCGGGCGCCCAGCCGCCGCAGAGCAGGCTGTCGAGGTCGATGAAGCCAGTGGGGACGCGGTCTTCGTTGGTGGGCGGAGTGGTGGCGCGTTCGATGCTGTCGAGGAGGAGGTCGCCGATGGCGGCGAGGTTGCTTTCGTCGGTGGGCCGGACGGCGCCGTCGAGGTCGGCCTGGATGGAAGCAACGTCGGCGTCTTCGTCGAAGGCCGGGGAGCCGCCTTTGAGGATGGCGTCGTAGCCGAGGGCAACAACGCGGGCTGCGACCGCCTTCTTGGCGACGCGGGCTGCGTACCAGGCAGCGTTGCCGTAGTGCGCTTCGTTGCAGAGCTCCATGAGCTGGTCGGCGACGGGCACGCGGGTGGGCATGCGACCGTCGGCGTGCCAGGCCTCGAGCTGCCGGTGGACGGCGAGGTGCTTCAACTCGCCGTCGCGGAAGCTGGTGCGGAGTTCCTCGACGGCGAACCAGCTCCAGCGAAGCCAGTCGGTGGTGATGTCGGCGGGGTCGAACCCTTCGGCGCCGAGTTCGTCGATGGCGGCGGGCTGCATGATCGCGGTGGCGACGAGGACGCGTTCGGCTTCGATGTCGCGGGGCCGCTCGGGCGGGCGCGGGCCGGCGTCGGCCACGACCTCGTCGGGGGCCCACATTTCGGTTTCGGTGGTCATGCGGCCATCGCCTCCAGGTCGGCAGTGAGCAGTCGGCGGTAGCCCTCGACGGCCTGGCGGGTCATGGCCTGATTGCCAGCGATCTTGATCTGCTTGTTGCGGGGGATGTCGACGCTCGTGATCCATCCGTCGTCGTCGCCCTGCATCCATTCGACGAAGCGGGCGGACAAGCCGCGCCCATCGCCGCGGGTGCGCTCGGTAGGCGCCGGCGCCTCGCGGCCGAGGATGCCCTCCCACCGACGGATGGCGGGGCCGTAATCGTCACCGTCGAGGGAGATCCATCGGCCGTCCAACCCCATGAGTATCCCGGGGAGCAGTGCCTCCCCGCGGTTGTTCCAGCGGTTGCCGCCCGCGTTCTGGGTTGTGGGTGTCGGAAGCAGCCTCAGCCCTCCGGGAGGCGCGTCACGGCGGTCCGCAGGTTCATGCCGCCCTTGCGCTTCGGCGAGGTCCCGGGGCCACCGGTACCGTCCGCTGCGCTCGGGGTCGGAAGCAGCGGGATGCGCGATGCAGAACCAGCGGCGCCTGAGGTGGGGCGCCCCGATGTCGCGAGCTGGTAGGCATGTCCACCGCGCGTCATACCCGATTTGGGCCAGGTCGGCGACGACGACGTCGATGCCGCGCGAGAGGATCGCCTGAACGTTTTCCAGGAAGACGACGCGGGGTCGAATGACGCCCACAGCTTGAGCAACGTTCTTCCAGACCTTCGACCACTGCCCGTTGACGCCACTTTTGTCTCCTGCGTTGCTGATGTTGCGGCACGGGAATCCGGCCGACAGTGAGTCGATCTGGTACTGCTGGGCGATGCCCGCCCAGTCGGCGGTGGTGATGTCGCCGAGGTTGGTGGCCCACGGGAACCGGGCTTCCATGACGCGGCTCGCGAACGGGTCGTTCTCGGCATAGACGAGGGTCTTGTTGCCGGTGATCTGCTCGACGGCCAGGTCGAGGGTTCCCGCGACCGAGCAGAGGCTGATGTTCGTCACGCTGCCCTCCGGCGACGGTCGTTGCCCTTCATCGGGACGCGCTCGCACATTTCGGCGAGGCGGCTGGTGACGCGGTCGCCGAGACGCCCGGCGAGCTCTGCCGGCCCGACGTTGGAGGTGATCAGCGTGGGGAGGTGGTTCTCGTACCGGTGGTTGATCAGCCGGAAGTTGACCTCCTCGGTGAACTCAGTGGGCTTTCGGTCGGCGCCGAGGTCGTCGATCAGCAGGAGGCGGGCGCCCCGGTAGCGGTCGAACTCGGCTTCGGAGTCGACGCCGTGGCGCGGCCGGAGAGCTGCGTACAGGTCGGCGGCGGTGGTCACGGCCCAGCGGGCGGACACCCCCGTGACGGCCAGCTCCCGCATCGCCCCGTATGCCTCATGCGTCTTGCCAACGCCGGTCGAACCGAGCAGCAGCAGCGACGGACCGATGTTGACCGCGGCGATCGGCGCCCCACGCTCGGCCTGCGCCTGCTTGGCGTCAGCGACGAGCATGTCGATCCAGACGCGCAGCTGCGGCAGCGACGAGACCGCGGACCGGTAGTGGAACGGCACCACGTCGGCGACGGCAGCGTAGGTGTGGCGGGCGACGTTGGCGGTGGAGTGCGGGTCGAAGTCGTTTTCGTTCCACCAGTTGAGGTCGAGGCCGCGGGCGGCGAGCAGCGGCTCGATGTCGTGGCCCCGGAGGTTCGAGGGCGGGATGTACTGCATCAGAAGTCCTCGTCGTAGACGGATTGGTCGGTGGGATTGCGGTACGGCTGGTAGCCGCCGGAGACAGCGCGGAGCTGCGGGCCGGGCTGAGGATCGGGCTCGTCGTCGTAGCAGCCCTTGTTCAGCCAGGTGGCCGGGAGCTTCGTGTACTTGGGGTCCTGGCCGAAGCGCTCGCGGGCGTAGGCCTGGGCTGCATCGACCATGTGCTTGGGATCTACGCCGCGTTCGATAGCAGCGATCCACGCCTTCTTGGCTTCCTCGCGGTCGCGCTTCTTCGGGTAGTTCGACAAGAAGGCACCGAAGGCCTCGAGGTGATGCCCGGCCTTCTCGCTGCCGCTCTTGGTCTGGACCGGGGCGACCGGCTTCTCGGGCTGGTTCGAGGCGGCGGCGAGAGAAGAGTCTTCCAGTAGTTGTTTGTCTGACGGTTGTTGGTGGTTAGGGCTGCGTTCCGTGCGTGACGAACGGACTTTAAGTGCGTGACATTCGTCGGTCACGGACTCTGCGTGCGTGACAGTCACGCCTTCTACGTCCGTGACGGTCACGGACTCTGCGTGCGTGACACCCTTCGAACGGGACCGGCGCTTCCGCTCCGCGGCGGCGGCACGGAACTCGTCCTCTTCGCGCTCGAGGTCATTCCAGTCGGTCGCGGGGCGGCACAGTTCCATCGCGAGCTTGTATCGGGTCCGGCCCTCACGGGTTCCGTCCCTGACGATCAGTCCGGCCTTCTCGAGCCGGCGCAGCGCGCGCTGCACGGTGGCCCGGTCGAAGCCGGTGCGGTACTGAATGCGGAGTACCGAAGGATGCGCGTCAGTGCCGGCCGGACTCGCATGCTCAGCGAGCGCCTGAAGGATGTGCCGGGCTGTCGTGTCCGGCTTCCCCTTCTCGGTGCGCGGCATGGGTGCGCGGTCCATGGCCCACGTGACGGCCTCAGTACTCACGGGTTACTTCCTTCGGGAGGGTGTCTGCACTGGTCAGTCGCTGTTTCGGGGACAGCCCTCATGGAGGCTTCACGGGGGCGTAGTTGGCGCCCTCGGTGCGGTTCCACCCTACCCCAGGGTGACCGGTCACCGGCAGGTCAAATAGAATCCAGTGACTATCGTTCATCTCAACCGGGCGGGCGTGGGGGTGACCAGCCACTGCACGGTCAGCTACGCTGTCGACATGACGACGAAGGGGCAGCCCGGCCGCGTAATCCGCATCGACGATGAGACGTGGGCGGACTTCGGCCAGCTGTGCGAGGAGAAGGGCATCGCCCGCGCGACGGACATCCGCATGTACGTCGTGCGCGAGGTGGCCGCCTGGCGCAAGCAGCAGGCCCGCCAGGGCGCCATCGAGCGCCGGCTCGACAAGCTGCAGGCTTCCGACGACTGACCTCACGTCCTCCTCCTTCCTCCGCCCCGCCTGTACGGCGGGGCTTCGTCGTGTCCGGGCGTCGCAGTTCGCGCTCACGCGGCCCGCCCCTGCCCAGGGCCGCAGTCACTGCAGGTCCAATGGAGCGGCGTGCCATACCGATTGGTCATCGAGCAGGGGCCGCCACATGCGGCGCACGTCAGTGCACGGTTACGAGGCAGGTCATAGGCGCAGAAGCGAGCAGGAACGTCCTCGATCTCGACGTTGCTCGCGGTCGCTCCGTCCTCGCGGATGTCCGAGTCCAGCCCGGCGGCCGTGCCGCCGCACTTCCAGCACTCCGGATATGGGACGCCGTCGGGCAGGATGAGCGGGAATCCGCATCCACTGCAGCGAGGAACATCTCGGGCCTGGATAACCTGTCGTGGCTGGCAGGTCGGCCCGGCCGCGCTCGCGGAGGCAGCCGCCTTCGGGCTCTCGTCCTGAGGGCCAACGGCAGCCTCCCCGGCGCCGTTGTCGAGATACCGTTCGCGGTCCTCGCGTGGAACCCAGAACCGGTGCGTTCGCGCCCCACTGGAGTACTCCAGCGGCACGATCAGGCCGGCTGCCGTCTTGCGGACAAGGTCGTCGAATCCGATCGGCGAGACTTGCGGCGTGGTGTGGAACTCATTGCAGCGGCCGCGCTTTTTGATTGGGCACGGGAGGGCGGATCGTTCGTCGCAACGCCAGAAGTCGATCGTCCGGTGCCCAGTCCAGACGGTGATTTCACCCTTGGCCTCGATGACGTGGGCGGGCAGGTTGTCGCTACGTGTCCAGTTCGCGTCAGTGCGCTGCCCGTAGTCGTGGCGGTCCGTGTGCCACCACGGGGTGATGCCGAGGCTGAGGGCCTTGCCGGCCCGGTACGGAACGCTGCTCTTGCCTAGGTTGGGGACGTCGGACAACTGGACTTCAAGGCCGATGCGGGCTCCGTCACCCTCGATGAGGACGTCCGTCTGTATGCGGCCACGCGGACCGGTTGCCCTGACCTCGGTCCTGGCCGGGTGCCCGTCACTCTCCGCCGCGCGGACGGCACGCTCCTGCCAGGCGATATGCCTGTCGCTGCGAGCCGGTCCTTGGTGGCGGTCTTGGTCCTCGCGATGCTGGTGTACGGCTTCGCGACGCCCGTTGCGCTGCTGGCGCAGGTACATCCACGCCACGACGCCTTGGCTCCAGCAGATACCTGCGCAGCGGATGCCTCGGTCTTCAACGCGGACGCCGTCGTCGCCGCATCGACGGTCCCGCTTGTACAGGAAGTCCCAGTCACCGACCGAGAGGGCTTGTAGATCCTTGATCTCACGGTCGAGATCGACGACGTAGATCTCGTTCGACACTGGCTTCCCCTCCTTCGTTGGGCCCCGCCATCGGCGGAGCCTTCGTCGTGTTCGGGCTAGGCGGCTGCGCCGAAGATCGCCGCGAACTGCTCGCGCATCGGCTGGTCTTCGACGTGGGCCGGGCGGACGCACCGCTCCATACCGCAGCCGGGACGTACCTGGCCGATGGGGTCGCGGCCGTAGCGGATGCGGAAGGCGATGCGGCCCGCGGTCTGCTTGGGTCCTTCGTGGCTGATGCGGATGCTGGCGGTGGTCTGGGGCCAGATCAGGTGACCGTCGACGGTGGGCTGGGCGCGCCGCCAGAAGAGGTCTTCGTAGGTTCCGGCGGGGGTGGGTCCCGGCTTGTGGGCGGGGATTCCGAGCTCGGCGCGGATCTCGCCGACGAGGGTGTTGCGGACGTGGACGTGGCGGGCGATGGCGCGGTCGCTCCAACCGGCGCGGAGGAGTTCGACGATGGCGTTGCGGGTGTTCATGCCGCCTCCCCCATCTGCTCGCGGTAGGCCTCGGCGATGCGCCACACGGTGCGGACGTGGCATCCGACGGCGTCGGCGATCTGGTAGGCGTCCATGGCGCCGCGCTCGAGGAGGCTGAAGACCTTCTGGCGGCGTTCGGCCTCCCGCCGTCGGCGCTCGTTGCCACCGGCCGCCTTGGAGCGGGTCCGCGGGAGTTGGGCGCCCCACATGCCGTGGCGGCGGTTGTGGGCCAGCTCTCCTTCCGTGGCCAGGGCGAAGTCGGCGCACTGCTGCTGGACGGGGCAGCCGGTGCAAATCTTCCTGGCGTCGGAGTAGCCGGCGCCACTGCCTTCCGGATGCCAAAGTTCAGGGTCGGTCTGTGCGCAGCGCGCGTCTTCCATCCAGTCGTAGCGGCTCATCGGCTGATCTCCTCTCGTGTGGGCTGCCGCCAGGCGCGGCGGATGGTGAGGTAGTCGAGGACGGCCTGTTCGCTGGCGGCCGTCTTGCGTGCGGGCCGTCGTCGCATCCGCCGGAGGTCCCAGCGGTGGCGGGCTCGCTGTCCGCCCCAGATGGCGAGGCGGGCGGTCCAGTAGCCAGCGGTAACGACGACCCCGGCCGTGGTGATCACGAGGACCGCCACGGATATGGCCAGGCCCCAGAACGCGGCGGCGAGGACGGCGGCCAGGTTGTCCCTCACGTCCGCCTCCCGACGCGTGCGGCGTAGGTGACGGCGGCGATACCGGCCATGAGCGCGAGGACGGCGAGGAAGAGGGCGATGTCGTTCACGACGCCTCCCCGAGCCCGTCGAGGGACAACTGCTCTTGGGCGGCCAGCTTGATGACGTCGGCCTCACGTGCTTCGGCAACCTTCGGCGGCGGCTTGGCGAGGGAGGCGGCGACCGCGTCGAACTCCCTCAACGCGTTTCGGAGACTGGCCCTGATCTCGTTGGCGATGGTCAGTGGGTCTTGGAGCTGCTCCTTCGTCTCCTTCAGCACGTCCCGCGCGGGCCAGACGGTCGGCTTGGCATCGACAGGCCGGGTGGCGGGGATGGTGACGATGACGGTGGGTACGTCGGTGCCGGACTCACGGAACGCTCCTTCGGCGACCGCCTCGACGGTGCCGCCGCGGGCCTCGACCAGCGCCCGGAATGTCGCGGTCTTGCTCGTCTGGTAGGTGACGGCCCACGACATCACCGAGACCAGCAGCCCGTCCGGCTTGAGGAACCGGAGGGCGTGTTCGACGTGGGCGATGTCGGCGCCTTTGGTGAAGGGCGGGTTCATGACGACCCGGTCGTACCGAGCGGCGGCGGGCACGGTGAGGAAGTCGGCGACGTACAGGGCTCGCGCGACGCCCGCGTCGGTGAGTACTGCGGCGTATCCGGGGTCTCGCTCGATGCAGTCGACGACCGCGCCGTGATCTGCGGCAGCGGTGGCGATGGCGCCCGAGCCAGCCGACGGCTCGAGGGCTTCCATGCCCGGCTGTACGTCCGCGAGTTCGATGAGCCGCTGGACCACGGCGGCCGGGGTCGGGAAGTACTGGGCTTGCTGCCGCTTCTCCCGCAACGTCACCACCTGTCCGGTCTCCAGGACGGGGGCGATCGCCTCGGCGGCGTCGACGGGGAACACGTGCGCCTGGACGCTGGTGGTCCAGCGGCCTCCGACGGCTTCGAGGACTTCGTTGACGAGTTGGTACAGCTTGGGGTCCATGCGCGGGCCGGTGAGGACGAGGCGGTTGCCGTCGATCTCGGCCCGCTCGCGGAGCGCAGTGAGGATGTCGTCGGTGAGCTTCACGCCGCCCGCCTCTCCTGCTGGCGGGCGGCCCGTCGTGCGGCGCGTTCTTCGCGGCGCCGGGCGGCGACCATTTCCCGCATGGCGACGGGGACGCCGATCCACACGTGGACGAGGGACTGGTGGGCGCGCTGGCTGCCGCCGAATCCGTGGTGGCAGATGATCCCCGCGTCCTGAAGGCGGGCGGGGAGGCTGCCCCACTGGCTGGCCGGGCGGGGCGGATCGGGCAGCTGCATGCGGGCGGCGACGTCCGCGATCGTGAACGGCTCGCGGGAGTCGGCGGCCTCGACGAACGCGTCCCAGACCTCGGTGACCCAGGCCTCGAAGTCGTCGACTATGCGGCGGGTCTTGGCCGGGGCTGCGGCGGCGAGCTCGGCGCCGTCGAACGCGGGCTGGATGTAGGTCATCGGGCACCTTCTTGCTGGCGGGGGATGATCGGCCAGGCGCCCTCAACGACCGCCTGCGGGTCCTTCTTGCGGAAGTACTCCTGAAGCGAAGCGGCCTGTTCGGCAGCCCACTTGGTCTGGGCGGTGTGCAGTTCGTCGAGCGTCATGAGGCTCAGCGCGGGGTGCTGTGCGCCCTGCCGCCAGGCGACGCGGCACGCCGCGATGGCGTCGGCGTCTGCGGAGTGCGCGGCATCGAGCGGCACCGCATAGTGCTGGCAGAGGGCGGTGAGGGTGCGCTTTCCGGGCCGGTACTTGTCGACCTGCTTGTCGATGACGAACGGGTCGATGACCGGGCCGGCCGGGAGCGCAGCGAGGCCGAGCCGTTCCGCCTCGCGGTCGAGGAGGGTGAGGTCGTAGCGGGCGTTCATCGCCACGATCGGAATGCCGGAGAGGATGGCCTGCGTCAGCCCCGCGATGATCTCGGTGACGGCCTCGGCGAGTGGTACGCCTTCGGCGCGGGCCTGTTCGGTGCTGATGCCGTGGATCGCGGCGGCCTCGTCGGGGATCATCTCCCCGTCGACGTCGGTCAGCCAGTTGGCCGCGTTGACGGGCTGGTCGCCGCCGCATTGGACGATGCAGGCGGTGACGATGCGGGCGGTGAGAGGGTCGGGTCCGGTGCTTTCGATGTCGAAGCCGGCCATGCGACCGGTGTGCCAAGTCATGTCGTGTGGTCTCCTGGTGTTGCCGGGAGCGCCCGCATTACGGGTGCGGGCGCCCTCGGGATGGCGGATTTCTAGGCGGGGACTTGGGCGACGGCCGGCCAGCCGCCTTCGGGCTCCAGCTCGGCCTCGACCGGCTCGGCTTCGGCGTCCATGCGCTCGGCGATGGCCATGAGCTGCTTGGACAGCTCGTCGCTTCCCTTCGGGTCGACGTGGCCGGCCACACGGGCCTTGCGCCACACGTCGCGGACGTCGTCGGAAGTGAGCGAGCCTTCGGCCTCGGCGACGTAGTCCGGGCGGGGCGCCTCGATCGCGGCGACGGCCTGTCCGCCACCCGAGGGGTCTAGCGCCAGCGCCGTGGACAACGGGCCGGACAGTGCCTGCCGCGGGGTCACGCCGCGAAGCTCGACTACGACGACCGGGAACTTCTTCGTCTGCCCCTCGCGGACGACCTGCCGCGGTTCAATCCGCAGCGTGACCGGGACGAAGCCGTCGCCGTTCGTTCCGGCGAGGACCATGTCGACCATGCCGCCCCACTCGGACGCGGCATAGAAGGAGTGGGTCTCGGCCCGCCACAGGCCCATCCCGGACAGATCGGGGAGCATGACGTTCAGGCGGGATGTGGCGGAGCAGACGCGGCCCTTGGGCTGCTGGTGCCAGTCCTCACCGAACTGCGCGGTGCACAGGCACGCCTTGCGGGACAGGAGCTCGGTCTCGCCGTCGCATCGGCGCTGGCAGCCGCCCGCGGACCACATCTCGTTGTACTGGTTCAGCGGATCGCCGGGCGTGATCAGAGCCTCGATGGACGACGCCTTGGTGATGACCCGCCACTGGTCAATCGTCGAGTTGAGCGGCTTCCACGACTCCGGCTCGCCGCCCCACAGCTTCGCGGCCGTGCGGACGTGCTCTTCGGAGTGGGAGGTGACGACCCAGGTGGCGGAGCGGACGGGCCGATTGCCCTGGGTGTAGCCGGTGCGGAGGCGGCCGTGTTCGGCGGCGCGCCGTTGGATGTTGAGGAGTCGGGAGCCCACGGTCAGGCCACCTTTCGGAAGTTGCGCCACCGGGCCGGGACAGGCTGGTCGGGGGCGAGGAGGGCGGGATACGAGGAGGGGGCGGCGTGGTGCCACAGCGCGTTGACGAGGGCGCCGCGGAAGGCTTTGTGGGCGTCGCGCCCGGCGGGCATCTCGACGAGAGCGTGGGACTTGGCCCGCAGGTTGAGGACGCCGGTCTTCTGGATTTCCGGCATCGGCTGCTCGGTGTCATCCGGGAGCAGGACGGTCTCGCAGTAGCGCAGGGCGGCCAGCTGCTGGGTGTTCTCCGGGTAGACCGACTTCGCGGAGCGGGTGGCCGACGTCTTGAAGTCGATCAGCCAGAGTTCGAGCTCACGCCCTTCGCCGGTGGGCAGCCAGATCATGAGGTCCGCCGTGCCGGCGTAGCCGAGGCGGCGGTGCAGGCAGGTGATCTCGGCGGCTTCGACGTGCTTGTCGATGTCGACGCCCCAGAAGCCGAGGAACGCTTCCAACTGGGCGAGGTAGGGGCCGACTTCGCGGTCGACTGCGAACGGCGACCCGAGAAGCCGCTGCTCTGCCGCCTTGTGGATGCGGGTGCCGAGGTCGGATGCGGTATCCCGCGCGTCGACGTGGATCTGCTTGAGCTGTTTGGTGAGCGCCGCGCGGTCCGTGATGGCACGCCGGGCGACTTCCATGCGGTGGTCGAGGATCCACTCGACGGTGAGCTTGACGGCCCACGGCATCAACGCGTGCTTGTGGACGCTGGTGCCGAGAACGTTGGTCACGGAGACGAGGTCCGGGCCGCCGGCAGGGTCCGTGTAGTAGCGGCCGTTGTCGGTGTCGTGGGCGTGTCGGGGATCGGTCATCAGAAGGGGTACCTCTCTGCGGTGACGTTGCGGCGGGTCCAGAGGGGCAGTCGCCAGGTGCGGATCTCCTTGAGGCAGTGGCAGTCCTCCCAGTCGGGGTCGCCGCTGTAGGTGAGCCAGCCGTGGCCGCCGCGCCCGTAGCAGGCGCCGCAGGTCGGGTCCGCTTTCGGTGTCCGGGTGAGGTGGATCGCCCGCTGGTGCAGTTCGAACTGCCAGCGGCCGAAGGTGCGGGTGAGGTACATGAGCTCTCGTTTCTGGGTGCACTGAAGGCGGGCCGCCGCCTGTTGGCTGGGGGGTTGCCGCGAGGCGGCGGCCCTGGATGCCGCGGAGCGCGAGGGGGGCGCGCTACACCGCGGCGGTATGGGAAGTGGAGGTCAGGTGGCCTCGGCGGCGGTCACGATGCGGTCGTGGGCTTCGTTGAAGTCGTTCTCGTCGAGGCCCATCCACGGCACCGTGTGCGACATCGCGATCAAGATGTCGTAGGCGCTGAACCCGTCCGCCTTGGCCTCGCGCGCCGCTTCGTCGATGTCCGCGTCCGCGTAGACGCCGTTGCGGCTGACGTCGCCGCGCATCCGGTATGCCGGACTCGCGGGCAGGACCGGGTAGTAGCGGCTGGCCTTCGCGAACAGCTCGTCCGCGTCGACGTTGGCGCGCAGCGTGTCCATGTCTTGCGCCCAGTCGACGAGCGTCCCGAAGAGCTCGGCGGTCTTGATGGCGTCTTCGCGGGTCATGGTGTCCGCCACGGCGCGGCCGGACGTCTCGTGGCCGATCCGCCAGCGGTGCGGGCTGGACGGGTGCAAGCCGTCCGGGATGCGGTAGACGAGCAGACCGGGCGCAATCTCCTTGGCGAGCGGCACCGTGTACACCTGGCCGTCAGCCATGGCGAGTTGGTAGTCGCGGACTTCACCGATCATCGGGGTTCCCTTTCCGTGGGATGCTGGTGTCGGATCCCCGGGCGTCACTAGCGCTCGGGGCTTCTTGCTTTTGGCCGCCGCCTCGCCGGCCGGGTTCATCCGGCGCGGCGGCGGAGTCAGGTGGTGGCGCCAAGGCGGCCGGGGTCGGTGACGGGGCCGAGGAGTCCGGCGTCGCGGGCTTCCCACAGGGCGGTCACGTCGATCGGCCCTGTCGCCTGGTCTTCCATGGCGCTGGTGTCGCGGACCATCGGCGGCACGTCGACGCGGTTGGCGTTCGCTTCGGCCGCCAGGAACGGCGCCAGTTGAGCGCGAAGGCCGTCGGCTAGTTCCTGCCAGGCGTCGACTTCGCTGCGCAGGCTGCGGTTGATGTCCTCCAGCAGGGTCCGCGCCTTCTTCTCCTGCTGCCAGGCCTCATTGGTGGTGACGACGTCGTTCATGAGGATCGCGAAGAAGTCGTCGGCGGCTGCCTGCCGGTTGAGGAGCTTGACGTTGTCCTGCCGGACGGCGGCGAGCTGCTCCCTGGTGCGGGCCAGCTTCACCTCGACGCGGTTCGCCTTGCGCGGCTTCTCGCGGCGGCTGACGAACGGGATGGTGATGCTCATGCTGCCGCCTCCGTCCTGCGGAGCCGGTCCGCGGTGTCGCGGAGGAGGTCGAGGGCCTGCTGCTTGCCGTTGCCCTTGTAGTCGCACCAGGCGGCCAGGGACGGCGCATCGACGCGGGCTTCGATCGCCTTCTCGACGGCCGTGGTGAGTGGTGTAACGAGGTGGAGGGGCGTTCCATGGACGGCCACGTTGATCGCGCCGATCAGGTCGACTTCGCAGCGGTCAAGCGGGAGCCCGTTCCGGGCCTGCGGCGTGCTGTACAGGTACTTCTTGCAGAACCCGACGCGGACGATGTGGGCGTGGGCTTTGTCGAGGACGTCAGCGATCTCGGTCGCGGTGGTTGTGGTCGTGGTCGTCATCGCGTCTCCCCGATGGCGTCGAGGGCGGTCCGCACGGTGTGCCGGTCGTCGGAGCCGGCCGGGCGTCGGGCTCCGGCGTTGTCGGCGGCGGCGTCCATGTCGGCGTGGGTGACGGCGTCCGAGTCGTGGCGGCCGTGGTCCGCGAGCGTGCGGGCGGTGAGGTAGGCGTCGAGGGCGGTCACTTGGTCCCCCTGGTGTTGTGGTCGGAGAGTCGACGGTTGCGGTGGTCGTCGCGGGCGCTGGCGAGGAGCAGGGCCACGGCTGCGACGGCGACGAAGAGGCCGGCGATCACGCCGCCTCCTTGCTGATGCGGTTGCAGTAGTCCTCGAAGTCCTCGTCGAGGGAGGGCTGGCCGTTGTCGAGGCCGAGCCAGTGGAGAAGGCCGGGGACGCGGACGGACGGGGCGGCGAGGATCGCGTCGAGCGAGGGGGCCGCCTTCTGCTGTGTCGCGGTGGTCATCAGGCCACCGCCGCTTCGGGGTCCATGCGGGCGGCGTCGAGGCGCAGCAGGTACTCGCGCATCTCTCCCGGCCGCCACGTGCTCTCGTCGGGGCCGAAGTCGCGGTGGGCCTGCGTGTAGACGCGGATGAGGGCGTCCTCGATGACGTCGTCGAGGCGGATCGGGGAGGCCATCACGCCACCGCCTTCGCGAGGAGGGCCAGGTTGGTGCTGTAGCCCGTCAGGTCGACGTGGGCGTCCGCGATGACCGTGCTGGCTGCGAGGACGAGCGTGGTGTCGCCGCTCTGCAGGTTGTGGCGGACCGCCTCCGGGTCGATGCCGAGGGCCTCACGCCACGCCTCGAACGCTCCGAGGTCTCCGTGTACAGACAGGCGCAGGCGGTCCGGGTAGATCGGCGACACCTGCACGTCGATGGCGGGCAGAGCAGGGTGGTCGGCGGCGAGCAGACGCAGCAGTGCCATCGGGCGGGACAGATCAGCGAAGGTCGTCACGACGTCTCCAAGGGGCGGAAATAGGTGGGCTGGGCGGCAAGAGCGGTGGCCCAGACCGGGTAGTCGTCGTCGGCGGCACAGGCCCCGTCGGGGTGGCTGAGGAGCCACGCGTCGTGGGCGTAGGCGATGCGGTCCGACGGGGAGTGCGTGTGGGCGGCGGCGTCGGCCAGGGTCTGGCAGTTGCGCTGCCGGGCGACGAGGGCCTGCATGTCGGCGGCCAGGTCGGCGACTGGACGGTCCGCGCGGGTGATGTGCGGGGCGGGGGTCTGGAAGGCCTTCACGACGCCACCTCCGTCCAGTCGCTGCGGTACACGGCGCGACACACGAGGACTGCGGCCTGGTCGTGGGCGTTCAGCCCGGCCAGGTTCTCCAGGGCCTGCTCCCGGTCACGGGAGGCGGCCGTGTAGCCGCCGTCGACGAGGCGGACACCCCACTCCGCAGTTGCGGCGGGAACGCCGATCTCCACGAGCAGCCGGTCCACCAGGTCGACTGCCTTGGTCGCGGCCGTCTCCGGCATGTAGGGGCGGAACGTGCGGATCAGCTCGGTGCGGAGCTGGTGCCAGCGGGGGGTGGCGGGCTGCGCAGGTCCGGCGGGCATCGGCAGGGCACCCATGACCTCCACGGCCGTGGCCAGGTCGGTGATCGGCTCGGCTGCCGTGACCACGTCGACGTGCGTGAGGGCGATGCAGGCGTCGTGCCCGTCGACCCAGACGACGTCGGTGTGGCCGCCGAGAACCTCGGCCTTGCTGCGGGTGCGGGTGATCAGCCGCTCGCCGTTCGAGGCGTCCTCCGGGCGGGCGCCCGGGTAGGCGACGACCGGAGTGCCGATCGGATAGCGGGCGTTGAACTGGTCGGCGTTCACGCGGCCACCGCCTTCGGGGCGGCGTCGTACTGGGTGATGACCCAGGAGGCGGCGTGGCACTGGTAGGCGAAGTGGTAGCTGACCTTGTCGAGGTTCCAGTCGCCGACGTCGGAGAAGGCGAAGCCGCCGATCTCGCGTGTCTCGACCTCGTGACCTTCGCGCGTGTGGCCTTTGTAGATGGCCCACATCGTGGCGTCGTGGGAAGACTCGTGATCCTTCGAAGCCCCGCACGTGCACTCGGCGCGGTAGGTGACGCCGTGCTCGAAGTCGTAGACCATCTGCATGGCCCAGTCCCGCGAGCACAGGCGGTCGCTCTCCAGGATCTGCTCACGGACCGCAGCGCGCAGACCGCGCGGGGCGCCCTCCTTGACCGCGTCCGCGACCTCAGACTTGACCTGAGCGACAAGCCGCTCCCGGTCGTACTCACGGACAGAGTCGGCACCGTTGACGAGCTTCGACGCCCACCGGTCCGGCTCCACGCGGATGCCGCGCAGCCAGTCGAACATGTCCTCGGTGTCCGGGCCGAACCGCTCGAAGTGGTACGAGCCGTGGGAGCCAGCGACCAGCAGGTTGTACGGCCACGTCACCACGATCAGACGGTTCATCGACTTGGGGGCCGAGAACTCCATGTGGCGGAACAGGCCGTCCTCGCGCTGCGTCTTCAGCGTGGCCTTGGCGAAGTCGTTGGTGAAGTGGCGGGCGATCTCGGCGTAGTCGTTCATGCCGCACCGCCGTCCTGCGTGGCGCGCGCCTCGCGGTCGGCGATCGTGGCCGTCCAGTACGTATAGAAGAGGCAGTCGAGCGCCTCCGCCTTCTCGGCCTCCGGCAGCGCCTCGAACGCGAGACGGCCGATCTCCTCAACCTCGAACCCGTCAGGGCGGGTCGCGTACAGCAGTTCCTCCGCGTCGTTCCACATCGTCTGGAACGGGGAGACCACCGGAACACCGGACGTGATCTCGTCGAACGGGGTCAGGGGCTCGAAGTTCATCGCGCACCGCCGTTGATCAAGCGGGCGATCGTCAGGGCGTGGTCTCCGCCGAGGTCGACGGCGTACTCGTCGCTGCCGGCCTGGGCGATCCGGGCCGCAATGACGTCGGCCTCCAGCTCCAGCAGGTCGGCCAGCGCGGCGCCGAGGGCGGGCTGCATGAGGGTGATGTACTCGGCATTCCACGGCTCCCGGATCCCGCCGTAGCCGGAACGGATCTTCCCTGAGGCGACGACCTCGGACTCGACCGTGCCCGTCGGGTGAGCGTGGGAGTAGACAGCGCTCGTCGATACGGCGCGCGGCGACCAGACAGAACTGGTGACCCATGGACCATCGGTCGCGTGCTTCACGTGCTTGCGGAGCTTCGCTACGGCTTCCCGCAGCTCAGTCACGGGCGAGGTCTTCGTGACCTCGGGTGCGGATGAGACGATGTCAGGCAACGGTCTGCCCTTCTCTTCTTGGATGGTGTGGGTGGATCGCGCGGCGTGAGCCGCGGTGGCCCCGGCTGTCGGTGTGCGAACCGGCGGTTGGGGCCGCGGCCGTTAGGCGGCGGCGCGGGCCGGCTTGCGGCGAGCGGTTCGTCCCCGGGTTGCCGGAGTCACGCGGGAGGCCGCGTAGTAGGCGTCGATGTCCTGGCGGCTGACGCGGATGGCGCCGCCCTTTTGGTCCTGGCTGGCGCCGAGCCGGTTAGACCTGATGAGTCGGAGCACGGTGTCGTAGCTGCACTTCAGGAGCCACGCCGTCTCCAGGACGCTGAAGAAGGGGGCGTCGAGGTACTTCGGCTCGACGGGTTCGCGGGGGGACTGCTGCGTGGGCACGTCACTTCCTTTCTGGGGGGTCCGAGTGGGGGGCGAGGAGTTCGGTCTTGTTCGCTCTCAGGGCGGCTCTGAGCCGGACGTAGGTCGCAGGCTTCATGCGAGTGCGAGACCCGCGTTCGAGCTTTCGCAGGTAGCTGGGAGTTATCCCCGCCTTGTCTGCGAGTTGCTGGACTTCCATCCCCGCGTTCATGCGCTTGGTGCAGATAGCCGTCCCGTCCACTTCGAAGGTGGTTGGGGTTTGTGCCATGCACAGAACCTACCTATAGATGCCCATCCTGTCTAGGCATCTGTACGCACCTGTTGGTGGCGATCAAGGCATCTAACCTCTAGATGCCTACCGACCTGCGCTGATTTGGGGTCGAGATTGGGCCTAAGTGCCCCCCAGTCCTGGCTGGTCCCCGCCAGTCCTGCCAAGATGAGCCCATGCCACGCGCCGACGAATGGGACTACGAGAGGCTGGCGACGACCGCCCGCCGCCGCCGAGCCGAGCTCGGCCTTGCCCTCAACGACAAGAACGCCAAAGCCGGCGGCCTCTCCAACCGGACCTGGCAGCGTGTCGAGAAGGGCCTTGAGATCCGCGAGACCAACTACGTGAAGATCGACGGCTTGCTGAAGTGGGCGCCCGGCAGTTCCAGGGCGATCCTTGAGGGCGGCGAGCCGATTCCTGTCGCGGCGATGACCGACCCAGACGCGGCCGGTGTCCAGAAGTCGCCGATGCCTCGTGAGGTCATCGACGAGGAGGCGCGTGGTGTCGTCCAGCTGGCCCTGGTGGCGACGGCGAAGGGGACGACGGCGGAGGAGATCCGAGAGATGAGCGAGCGGGTGGTGCGCGACTTGCGTGAACGCGGGCTGATCTAGCCGAAGTTCACCTTTTTGACGTACAACCTTTGCCGTTTATCCTTTTGTTACATCACTCCTCGTATCACTTCAGTCCCAGTCAGTCCCAACAGGACTCATCCGTGGCACAGTCGTTACACGTCCTTCGGGGCTTCCCTACAGGCGACTCAAGGGGGAGCCATGCAGCAAAGCGACGCGCTCATAGTCGACTACGGGCCACAGTTTGACGGGACGGCGGTTCGTACCGATGACGGGATCGTCTGTGTAGTGCCGGTTCAGATCCAGGAGAGGCCGCAAGCTCAGGCCTCGATGCGGGAGATGGTGAGGGACCTCGGTGGTGAATGTGGTCACTGCCTGCGCTGTCCATTGGGGCAGGCGGGCTGAGATCATGGCGACGCGGAGGCGAGGCGGTAGTAGGGGTACACGCCGAGCCTCCGCGCCACCGGCACCGAAGGGGGCGACATGGCCAGACGCGCGACGGACGTCTATACGGAGTGGCGGGGCGGTACCTGCCGTGTGAAGTGGTGGTCGGGCGAGTATCACGACGACGGCCGCAAACGGTTCGAGTCCAAGGGCGGTTTCACCGACGAGGACGAGGCGTTCCGGCACGGCCAGGACAAGATCTACGAGATCCGCCACGGCTCGCACGTGAAGAATGCAGACGGCGCGACCCTCATGTCCGACTGGCTCGACAGCTGGCTTGCGGGCCTGGACCACGCGCATCTGACGGAGCGGAACTACCGGTCCATCATCGAGACCCACATCCGCCCGTACTTCAGGAAGCGCAACGCTGCCGTCGCCGACATCGACGTGATGGCCTTCCGTGCCTTCCGCAAGCACGTCAACAGCGTGCTCAAGCCGAACACGGCGAAGAAGGTCATGACCATCTTCGGCATGATCCTCGACGACGCGGTGCCGCGACTCATCAGGACATCCCCGGTGGAGCGCACCAGACGCCGCGGCCGGTACACGCGCAAGCCGAAGGAACGCAAGCCCGACATGACGGCCGCGGCTGTGGAGCAGCTCGCGGTCAACGCCCGGACGCTTCTGGGCGATTCGGGCTACGTCTTCATCTGGACGATGGCCTGCACCGGCATGCGGCCGGCTGAGCTGTACGGGCTGACCCGCGAGTACTGCTATCCCAACTGGCCCGGCACGGACCTGCGGTCGAACCCCGACGACCACGACCGCTACGAAGACGACCTCCTGCGGTACGGCAAGGGTGACGGGCTCATGCCTGCCATCCGGGTGGAGCGGCAGGTGCAGTACAAGGACGGCAAGCTCGCGTTCATGCCGCCGAAGTACGAGTCCTACCGGAACCTGGTCGTACCGCCGTTCCTGGCGGAGCTGCTGGAGAAGCTGCTTGCCTCGCACGACAGGCCGTGGGTGTTCCCTGCGCTCGAGGGCGGGAGTCTCGGTGTGGTGAACTTTGACTACCGGTGGTGGCGCCCGATCGCGGACGGCGCCGAGGAGCGCAAGGCGAAGCAGGCCAGGTGGAACCGGCCGGCCATCCCCGCGGTTCCGTCGTTCGCGGGCCGGCGCCTCTATCTGGTGCGGCATGGCGCGAAGGCGTGGCTGGACGAGGACGGGCACAGCCGGTTCGCGGTGGAGTCGCGGATGGGCCATGAGGTGCCGGGTGTCGAGGGAACGTATTCGAGCGTGACGGTGCCGATGGAAGCTGCCATCATGAAGACGTTGCAGGAGCGCTGGGACGGGCTCCAGGAGCAGAAGTAGCCCTCCGGGGCGATGCTTCTTTCCCAGTTGTTTCCCACTCGGCGACTCTGGATCAAGGGTCTTGCAGGTCAGGGGACTTCAGGGCCTCGATCTATCAAGTACTACGACTTCTTCAAGCTGAACTGGCGCCCGCTTCTCTGTTCTGGCTGTTTGAAGTAGGTCAGTGCCTCTAGCTGGTGCTTTCCCTGGAATCGGTAGGCACCCGTGCGCATGTGTAGGCATGAGTACGCACGATCGTTTCCCAGTCGTTTCCCAGTGGCAGACTGTCCCTGGGGCGAGTGCGTCAAAGCGCCGGGCCCGACTCCCCTGTGAACACCCTTCGGGGCGATGTTGGGAGCCGGGCCCGGCTTTTTCTTTCAACGAGTGTCCCGTACACCGATAACGGCCCACGGCTCACTCGTTCGCACGAGTACCCGGCAACTACTCCCCGGCACCCGCACTGGTCCACCTCCCAGCCGGGGGTACACGGCCAGGCGGCGGTTCACTCGGCGCCGCGGCGTTCAGGTCTCCGCGGCGCCGAAGCATTCATGTATGGAACATCTGTTCGAGCTTCGACACTACCCCTGCCCCCACGGCATATGCCAGGCCGCAGGGCCGCAAGCGGGAGGTTGCGGCGACTGCCCGACGGGGGCACCCACCTGTTCTACGGCGGGAAGCTGACGGTCCGTCGCGCGACTTTCATGATCAAAGAATGCCGCAAAATTGCTGCTGACTTATGATCATGGTCCGTAAGACGTTGAGCGGGTGCCAGCCGATCAGCCCGAGTGGGTCCTCGACGCCCGCCGCTGTGTCGGCGACCGCATCCGCGTGCGACGGCTCCACATGGACATGACGCAGGAAACCCTCGCCTACACCAGCGGGCTCGACCGGTCGACGATCCAGCGCATGGAAGCCGGCCAGGAGATGAAGTTGAGCCACCTGCTGCTCGTCGCGGAAGCACTGAGACTGCACGTCACTGACCTCCTCCACGGCTGAATGGTTGCCGCGCGGCAACGGTTGACCGCGCGATTGACTCAGATTCAACATCACGCCTGGGCGGTATGGGAAGCCTGCACATCACATATATGTGAGCGACCTGTGTGCGCGGGGCACGTTTCCGTAACCGCAGGTCAAACGCTGGCCAGCGCTTGCCTGGGAGGCAAGTTCAAGGTCCATACCGGTGGCGGTCAGGGGGCCTCGCTGGACAGCCGCCGGTACGCCTCATCGCCCTGTGCTCGGTACGCGCCCCACAGCAGCGTGGACTCGTCGCACCGCCCGCGGTCGATGTCGCGGCAGTGGTCGCAGGTCGTGGTGTGGTCGACGTAGCGGCTCCACGCCTGCTGCAACGGGGAGAGTTTCCCGGCTCCGGAGGCTATGACCGGCGGGCGGGTTACGGGCTTGGGTGGTGGGTCTCTACGCTCGTCCACGTCGACGGCTCCAGTTCGTCGGCACTGCCCCTGGGGTGCGCTGCCTGCGCCTCGGGGGCTTTTGCAATTGCAGGCTACCGCTACACATCGCTCCGTACCGCCACATGCAGCACCACGCGGCCTCCTGTCGACGCGTGGAGGACCGGGCCGCCATACGTTGACGGCATGGATGATCAAGCGTCGGTGGTGGATCCGAACTCGCCCGTGTACGTGTACGTGCAGGTCGCCGACGACATCCAGGCCCGCATCCAGCGAGGCGAGCTACAGCCGGGTGCGCGGCTTCCCGGGGAGCGGGAACTCGCCGAGCAGTACCGGATCGCCTACGGGACGGCCCGGCGGGTCATTCAGGAGCTGCGGGATCGCGGGCTGGTGCAGACCGTGGCCAGCAAGGGGACGTTCATCGTCGAGCCGCCCGCCGAGGGCTGACATGGCGAAGCCCCGCACGACGGCGGGGCTTCTCTTCAGACGGTGAGGTCGGTGCGGGCCCCGCGCCCGGGCCGAGCGTCGTGTGCGGCGCGAACCTGTGCGGGGTCGTACAGGGACTGCCCGTGCTGTCCGGCCTCGCGGCTGACCGGCTTGACGCCCCAGCGGGACAGCGTCTTGCGGGCGCTACCGGTGGTCGTGGCGCCAATGTGCTCGGCGACGGTGGCGATCGTCCACAGCTCCGGCGACTTCAGCGCCTGCATGACGTCGGCGATGTGTTCGGCGAGGCGGCTGGCGACCTCATAACTGTCCTGCAAAAGCTCGGGGTCGGCGGTGGGGAAGCGCTGGGCTTCGGCTGCGATGTAGTCCTGCAGTGCCGCGTAGAGCAGGTCACCGTGCTCGTAGATGATGCGGGCAGCGGCGCGGGTCGGGTCGGCTTCGGCGGCCTGCTCGGCGGCGGGAGTCTCCGTCGGCTGCGGCTCGGCGTCGACGGCAGGCTCCTCGGTGGCGGGGATCTCGTAGCCGTCGGTGTCGGTGGGCGCGCCCCAGTATTCGGCGGCGAGGGCGAGGGCGGCGTCGGCCTGGTCGATGGGGAGGACGTAGTAGTCGACGCGGATCCGAGCACCGAGGGCCTCGATGGCGGCGCACTGTGCGGCGTTGAGGACCGGGATGTAGCGGCACTTGTCGGTGGGGTCGGCGAGACGGTGGGCGATTTCGATGAGGCCGCGGCGGGGGCGGATGATGACGCGGCCGTGGGTGCCGTACTGGATGCGGTAGTGCTGGCGGGTGCTGTCCATGGTGTCCCCCTGAGTCGGTGCTGCCCTGACGCGCCTAACTATGCCTCGCTGTGAGACATAGTTGCAAGAGGGTCGGCCAGACCGACATATGCCGCCCCTGCCCTGTCGATGCCGCCTGTCGGACCGGCGCCCTAAACTGATCAGCATGCCCCCGACTCCCCCGCCCTGCGGCCCCGTTCGGCCTGCCGATGTGGTGAATGAGGAGATCCGCGCCCTGGTCGCGCAGGCGGG